GTAATTAACCCACCAACCAAATGTGCTTGATGAATTTGTACTTCGGCGGCTAACATATGTAGGTCGAGTAAATTTTGACTCATTTTATAATATTCTTATTCTATGTAAATTTAATTAAAATCCATTAAAGTTTAAAGTTCCTGATGGTACCACAGTTGTTGTTGCACCAGGATTCAATTCCGCTATTAATGCTGCTGATGCGGCCGCATATCCAGCATCTCCTGGATTTACAGTTTGTCCGTTATATATGATTGGACCGCTTGGTTGGCCATTTACAAGTTTGCCCGATAATGGAGTGGTTGAGCTTGTTGTATCAATACCACTCTGTGCAGCATTTTGTTGTTCTAATGTGCCTGTATTACTATATGTGTTAGTGTCTACAGCAGTTTCAGTTGTTTTAATACCTGGCATAACACCCAACATTACTGGCATTTGACCACTTTCACCATCCATAAAAAAACCAACTACCCAATCTCCCACACTAGGTAATTCTACAGATTGTGAGTTATTAATTGGTAATAAAGCATAGGCCCATGGCAAATCTTCTGTGGGTAAAGCACTGGTGTCGTCTGTATGCCATCCAAAAATTCTAACTTGACAACGATGAAAACCTAAAGGATCAATCATGTTTGTAATTTCACCAACCCACCAAATAAAACCAGAAAGACCAATAAAATTATTACGATTATACATCATATTTGAACTCCGTCAATAAAATTTTGTAATGAAGAATTGGTGCCGGAATAAGGACTTGTTACACTTTCTTTGGACAATTCAATTACAGTTATGTATCCTTTGTTTTTTACGATATGTCTAACTGCAGTTACCAAATATTTACCTGAATAAAATGGATCCGGATCACGACTTGGATTATTACCAGATGCATTAATAGGATCAATACCAAATGTGCTAAAATTAACTGTTTGTCCCACACTAACCAATGGGTCACCAGGAACATTAATTCTAATTCTCATATAATTTGCCAAAGCAAGTTGAGAAACACGGTTAGGTAAATATTGTTCAATACGAATATCATTAGCTACATAATCTGGTTTCTGTGCAACATAAGGAATTTTCTTTTCCTCGGAATTTGAGCTGGCTAATCTTAATGTACCCATTTCTAATCCAGAAAGTGTGTTCGGGGGAGGACCATACATTGTACCACTTAATCTATTTTGATAGTTATTGGTTAAACCATATGGGTTCATAGTTTTACCCGAATAGGTACTGTAATCAAACACACCAGTTGTACTGTCATATTTTCGGTTTAATGGATCAATTGTAATTACTTTATTTGCAAAAGCTCCATTGGAAATTGCACTTAAAGTATCAAAAAAATCCAATACTTGAAAATCGGTTGCATTTGTTAATTGTTGGTTTATATCTAATAATCCAATTTGATTTGATATGTTTTTGGGGTCAAATTTATAAGATTGGCCTGCATTTTGTTGATATAAAGATTGTAATGAGTGAAAATGATATCCGTTATGATTTTCATAAAACAACATATCGGCGCCAACTTTATTTGACGCTTGAGCATAAGTAGATAACCAATTAATAGTTTCAAATAATTTTTTATTTGGTAATATAAAATCATAAACACCGCTGGTAGTATCGTAATAAATTGGTTTTTTAGTTTGTAAATAGTTATTTAAAATGTCCAAAACTATATTGTGTATTTCTGTGCCTTTGGCAGATTTTGATAACCGATATTGTTCCGACAATAAAAATTCTTCTGAACAAAAATTAATTACATAAACTTCATAATTATTACTATCACTTGTTACTCTTTTAGATATTTTATATACTCTATAATTTCTAGAAATAAAATATTTGTCATTTGTAGTTTTTTGTAATTGTACTTGAATAAATTCCGTACCATTTAATCTATAATTTGAAATTAAACCTAAAGAATCTTGTAAAACAATTTCACCAGATATGGTTGGACTATAAATGTCCTCAAATAAATTTAATTCAATCATGAAAGTGGACAATTCAATACCACCACCATTCAATGATGTAAATAGTGTTAATGTTTTTAGATTGTAATTTGTGGAAACCTGTAACGACTGTGTTCCACTATCAATATTATCTGCCATTTTATGATTTAACTAGTGTTTGGTATTGTGTTTCTATTTTATTGATGTAACTAGAATTAATTAAATTAATATTTCTTTTAGATTCATTCAAACCATTTTCATAATCGTAAATTGAAACAGCTTTAGCAGTTACAGAATATTTTAATGAACTGTTATCCGCAAAAGTATTTGTGGTAGTCACTTCTTCAATTAAATTATACGTTTCAAAATCAACTTCCACGTTTTTAATGACTGTTGTTTGTGATTCATTATCATATGTAGTTATTACTTTTTCGTAATGGTGTACGGTTGAAGTTATATAAGACATGACTAGGTTATCACCACCAGCAGCCACAGAATATTTGTTAATTAAAAATTGTTCAAATTGTTTTGAAGTTAATGGCCAATCAAACTGAGGATTCATTCTCTCAGGATTACCATAAAGTACAAGCCAATAACGATAAGAATCACCATAATATTTTTTAGCGATAATTTCTGGTGTATCACCTTCACGTATTTCATATTGGTAAAATAATAATGGATTTGTAATCAAACTTGGCATTAGTTCTGTACGAACCATCAAGTTTCTTAAAGCGTAAATATTATTATTATTATCTAAATTTGTAATAAGTGGTAAAGAATCAAAATATTTCATTTATTCTCCAAAATTTCCAAATCCGTTTGAACCGGTCATAAAATCAGATGCTGTTCCTCCTAATTGTTGAACAGTATCGGCTACATCAGCTGATCCTAAAAAATTAGCGCCACGATAATTTGCATCAATGGCCGTGCCTTTAAATTGTTGTTTTGTAATCAATGTTGTTTCTTTAAATTGTAAAGATAAAACTGTTTGAACAGGATAACCATCATTGTATGTAGCCCATCCGTTTGGAGTATAATCTACAGCCACATCAGTTAAAACACAATCATTTACAGTAAATGTTTTTGCTGCCGCTCCAGCATTAATTTTATCCGTTGGATTTGAAGATTGTGTTAAAAATCCTAATCCAGAACTCGTTAAAGCATTATTAAAAATGTTAGAAATTGTACCACCAATACCATTTTCACCTAAAAATTTGAATTGTACCGTAAATATTTGAGGTGGAGTTAAAAATTGACCTGAATTTCCAACTTGAGCACCAGAAATTCCAGGTAAAGAATAGTAAGCAAAACTATCACAAATATTTTTTACAACTTTAGCTTCAGCTGAAGATTTTGGAGTTAATACAAATTGTAATTGAAATTCTCTTAATGCAATTCCATTATATAATAATTGTACTTGTGGATTTGTAAACACTCCTAAAGATTGTTTAGCCAAATCACCAATATTACTACCTGGTTTTCCAAAACTAAGAGCATTGCCTAAAATAGCTTTAGCATAAGGAGTTATTCCTCCTATGCCACTATTTTTTATATCGGAATATGCGTTTGCTGCTTTACCTAAAAAACCTAATTCGTCAGTTAAACTTACGTTATTCCAACTGGACGAGTAATTTACATTTAATGATTCTGGCATAAACAAAGCAAATGTTGCTAATGGCTGACTCTTAGTTAATGGTTTATATTGAGCTGCTGTAAAAGTATTAACAGCAACAGTTCCAGTTTGTGCAGCTGCAGAACCAATGTTTTGGCCAACCCCAGAAATTTTGCCGGCATTTTCAATTAAACTACTAACAAGAGTATTTCCACTTTGAACTCCACCAATCACATTATTGGTGGCAGTGTTAACTGCAGTTCCAATTGCTGATATATCATTAGAGAGCGTTCCTAATGAATTTCCTAATCCCGTTTGATATTCAAAAGCTGTAATTATGACCGCATGATTCATTGCTGGGTTTGATCCTAAATCGGCAGGATAAACCATATGTTGAGCGGTATTTGTGGGTCCAAGTAAACTGGCCAATGGACCAATTATTGAATTTAAATTAAAACCACCAATATTTGTAGGTAAGACGGAAAAACCCATAGGAATCTTTCTAAAATTGATTATACATAGTATTTATATGGCTTATTCAGGACTATTCAAACCTCGCAACCCACAAAAATATATTGGTGACCACACCAATATTGTCTATCGTTCTTCATGGGAATGTAAGGTAATGTCATGGTTAGACAATAATGATGGTGTTGTATCGTGGGCTAGTGAAGAATTAATCGTTCCTTACATCTCTCCTGTAGATAATCGTAGACACAGATACTTTCCAGACTTTATTATAAAAGTAAAAACAAAAGATGGTAAGTTAAAAACCATGATGCTTGAAGTAAAGCCTAGAAAACAAACGGTACAAC